AATGGTGTTTGGGGTACTTTAATGTTTCCCCAGTCGTAATATCTGTCGCCCAAAACGGCTTACCCGCTGGAGCAGGGTCAATGAACATCTTTTTGACCCAGCCGTGCCCTGGTCCTCCAGGGTTTGTCGTCCCTCGCATGTAGACGGGGAGTGACGGGTCTGCAGTTCTAAGACGCGAACGCAAATAATCCCAAGCATATGGTGTCGGATACTGTGTTAACTCATCAAAACCAATATAAGTGAATGCTTGTCCTTGGTATCTTAGAACATCTTTCTCTTGTTCAAGATATGTCATCCAAATTCTAGCACCAGACGGGAAAGTCCATTGGCTCTTTTTCTCCATCCATTTAGCCCCAGGAAAAGCCTGAGGATACATTTCTTGAGATTTATGTATAATCTCCCTAAGTTCGTCATTTGTACGTCTTAATATAAGAGCGTTCATATTTGGGTTGTTGCAGTAACGTAGCGGGTCTACTATCAGACTATACGTCTTGCCACCCCCAGCTGCCCCTCCATATAATACTTCTCGTTCTGGAGCAGCTAAAAAGTTTGTTTGTGGTCCTGGATTTGGTTGGAATAATACTTCTTGAGTTGGTTCCTCCTGGACAGGATAAGTTTCAGGTAAACTCTCTGCAGCTTTCTCGGCAATGTCATTATCTTCTGTGCTCCTAGCTATCTTAGCTAATTTACGTTGTGCTATGTTTAAACGCACACGTGCAGACCTTTGTTGTTTCTTAGCTTTAACTAAGTCTTTTTCTTCTTTAGTTAAAGGCTTGGGCTTTGATGTTGCCTTCAGCTTGGGTCTTGGCGGTGCGGCTTTTTTGTTCAGCATGCCTTCGTCTATCTGTTTTGTCTGTCTTTATACGCTTCCATAATCCCATTGGAGTTATGCTACGTCCTGTGTATTCTGTGAGCCATCGTGCTACTTCTGGATATGAAGACTCTTTTAGGTAATCTTCTGCCATTGATAACGCTTCTAGTTGTTCGTCTACTGGCTCTAGTAAATGTGGGTCGATGCTATTTGCTTCGTATCCCCAAGGTATTGTTGGACCTTTTAGTGTCTTGTATCTATTGGTCGGATTCAGTTTCTGTGCTGGTGTCATCTGCTTTAGCTGGTAAAATAAATACGCCCATAGGTTTATCTGATGTGACGTTTAACTTCTCTACTTTAGATAATCCTACTCTATCTAATATCTGTTGAGAAGCGGCTAGTCTTTCTCTGTTACCAATAGCTGATGGGTCGTCTATAACACCTACCATTGATAATACAGCTTTGGGAGCATTGACTGCCATCTCTAATTCTGCTCTCTCTATTATATGCTTTCGCACTGAGTTAATAATATGATGTGGGTTAGTTGCTTCTGAGTATCCTGCAATCTTCATAGCCTTAGCGTGATTACCTTTAGCAGGACCAAACAAAGCATCTAAGAATTTATTTTGTAATTCTGTTAATTCTTTATGCACGAGGATTCTTCTTTCTAGCTGTTTTGGTTCTAGCAAAAGAACGATTTTTGCTCTTTGATTTTACAGATAATTTACTCTTCTTGTTATTCATAGGATTACCTGTGGTGTGATGTACGTCTTTGCCATCACCTTTGGTGACTAGCCCACGTTTCGCCATTATTGCTCGAGCTGCATTTCTTGAAGCTCTTCGCTTTTTCTGTTTTGGGTTTCCGTGGTATCTGTCGTACTCTTTTCTATAATTTCTTGTCATGCTTTTTTACGCGTTGTCTTTCTTTTTCTACCTGAAGCAGTGACAGACCATTTGACAGTCTTAGGACCTGTCTTCTTTTTAGCTTCCTGTTTACTTATTCTGCCTGCGACAGCCTTTGGTCTACAAGCAGGATATGGTCGTGATTTCTTTTCCTTACCCGACCGACCACATTTTTTGCCAGTCTTTACATCACGCCAATCTTCTTTAAACCATTTAGTTAAGCCGCCCTTAGGTTTAGCCATTATGCGTATCCACCACCACGTTTCTTATAGGTTCTAACAAGCCAGGCATTTGCATAAGCACTTGGATAGACCTTAAATTTACGTTTTGCTTCTGCCTTTACTGAGGCGTATAACTTTGGATTAGAGGGCTTTGCACCGCTTTTCTTTACTTTAGAGCCTCCTTTTTTAAAACCAACTATTTTCTTTGCAACATCTTTTGGCATAGGTTTTACTTTTACGCCAGGTTTAAATTTTCCTTTTATAGTTGGTCCTTTTTTTACTCCGCTTGATTTTTTATCTTTTTCTGACATTCGTAAGCTTCCTTTATTTCTTCTATTGTTCTACCACATCCTTTACAGATGTCGTCTTCTAGTGTGCAAACACCGATGCACGGGGTTATAATCTTCCTGTCCATTTAGCTACGCCCCAAGCTAGTACCCCTGCAAAGAATACTATAAATATAAAAGCTACACCATACCCCATATATTCCATTATCTCTGCTTGACGTTTAGCTGCCATCTTCTCTTGATAACGTCTGGACTTCCTTGCTTCAGCTTGAAAAGCCTGCCAATCTTGCCATAAGCCTGGTCTGCCTATGTATATCATCATCTTCTTGAGTTCTTCTTCTTTTTCTCTTATCTGCTCAAGAGCCATGAACTCTTCTAAATCAGACCCCCCACCTTTGGATTTTTGTTTCTTTGCTTTCTTCTCAAGTTGTTCTTTTGAGAAAACAAAATCAGATATATGTTTAGCACAACCTGTAAGTTCTTTTCCATTTGATACGAAACTCTTTATTACACTAAAAGCTGCATTTGCTGCCGCGAGTTCTGCTAACATTATCTTTTCCTTATTGGCTTACAATATGCTGTTATCTGTAGATTAGGTCCTTCCTGTTGGGGTATTGAGGGTTGTCGGTGCAAGCGTTCAGCAAAATACAAACACCTATCTATATCTTCAAAGGTTTGTGTTTGGTCTACTACTCTTATTCCCATCATAAACACTAACACAAACTCAATCATTAGTTAACAAAGTCTAGTTCTAACTGTTCCTCTGTTGGTTTTTCTGTGTGGCACTCGCAGTTACACTCTTCGCAATCGCAATCATAACATTCGCAAGTTTCGCATCTATCCTTTTTCATTCTCTTTCTTTCTCTTTAGCTGTGCTTTGGCTTTCTTCGCAAGCGAAGCTTGCTCGTTCTTCCCAGATACTTTGGCTCGTTGTTCGAGTACAGTAAGGATTTGTATCTTTCTAGCATACGGTTTCTTAATCTTTTTAACTTTAGATATCGTAGCTTTAGCATCCGATACAGTTGCATACTTGATGCTGACAGTGTCCTTAGGATTCTCATCTGTATAAAGCCTTCTACCTGAACCTTTTGGTTTTTTACCAGTGCCTATTCTAGGGTCACTTTTTTTTCTTTTTGGTATGGACATTCTTATACCTTTTCCTCTGGTCTGTCTCTATTTTCTTTAAAGTTTTAGCTTGCCCTGCATGAAGCTTTGACGCTTTCTTCAAGCCTTTAATTACTTTCTTTAAGGGTTTAGTATAGTGAGGCATTATTTTTTCTTTCCATCTGAATATAAGTTATTAAAAGTTATTGATGGGTCTAAGTAAGTTTCATGGGATTCTGCAGAATGTGTATGCTGTGAAGGAATAAAATCAGGTGCTCCTTCTCCAGTTCTCCATAGTGCAGGACTTGTTGCTCTGACTCTATTGTTTGGTAAAGCTACCACGTTACCTGTCCATTTACCCGCATCAGTTAAATATAGTACATGAGATTGTTTATGTTGTGAAGGGTCATCCGCAATATCATTGTCTGTATAGTCAACTGTAAATAAATATTTACCTTTATGAAACTGATTATCAATTTTACATAACCATGGAGAAGAGCTAACTCTATCCATAACTACGACACTGTGTGTTCTTGATTCGCAATCCCATGGTTGGCACAAATGGTCTTCCATAGGTTCTGCCCATTCTTCTACAGGTATATCTGCGACTAGGGCTTGTATAGGCATTCTTGCCCACATTGCTCCTCCATGAACATTCTCATCAGGACCATCTTCTCTGTCTACTTCGCAACCAGTAAAAACAACTTGGAAGCTTAAAGACCTATCTGGGATTGTGTTTACCGCTATAACCATAGCATGAAGAAACTCTCCATGGTATCTTTGGTGATTGCACGTAAACTCCCTACGTACCCAACACTTAAAATGAGGTACGTTACTTATGAGATACGACATTACTTACGTCTAATTGCTCCACCTCTGGCATAGCCCTTGGTCATTTTGGCTCCACCTCTAGCGTAACCTTTAGTCATTTTAGCTCCGCCTCTGGCGTAACCTTTAGTCATTTTCTTTTTAGTCGCTTTTTTCTTCATAGCCATGAGTTTCTCCTTATACTGCTATTTGTTTTTTCTTAGGGGGTCTTTTCGTCCCCTGATGCACAGGCATTCTTGATATTTCATTTTTCTTTTGTCTCTTGATATCTTTATTTTTCAATAGTTTAGCTAAGTCACTTTTTTCAAAGGAATTAGTCGGTAATTCCATTATACTTGGCTTGCTCTTTTTTGTAAATACACTACCAGATTTTTTCTTTGGTATATCTATTTCTTTTACAGGGGGATTACTTTTTAAGTCCCTGTCAGATATAGGACTTTTTATGTACTCATTTAGAGCCATAGTTTCGTCCCTTTTTAAATCAAAATAGTTAGTTCTTTTCTGTGCGTCACTCATTATTTTTTAATTTTCTTTATACCTACAGCTAAACCACTCATAGCTGCTTTAGGCTTTTGCTCGTTCATGCTTTTAGTAATAGCTTTTTGTCTAGCTGTTTCGTACCCAGACATTTTTCCATCCTTATTAAGGTCTCCGAGTAAAGCACCTCTCGTTAATCTTGGTACGTTGGTCGGTAACTCCATAATTGATTTCTTACCAATTTTAGCTCCCTTTCCTATTGTTTTTAAATCTTGGACCGATATACCTTGATTATTTTTATTTGTTACGCCTTGTTGCCTATACATTTTTAAAACATCTGCATCCGACATACTAGGCGGCAAATCCATTCTAAATCTATATGCATCTGCTAGAGACTTCTTGCTATTATCTGGACGCAATCTCATTTTACTTGTGTCAATCTTATTATCTTTGCCAATTTTACCAACGGCAGTTTTTGATTCAGTCATAAACTTTCTGTCTTTGGCTTCTTTTAAATCTTTATTTGTAATCTTTTCCACTACACTGGTACTCCTAGTTTAATAATGCGTGCTATCAGCCGCTCCGCTCTCGCAGTTGTCTGCTTATGCCATCTTGAATCTTCCATCTCTTCAGAAGCTTTAATCCAATCTCTATCGTTTATAGCCGCAATAAAGTTTTTAAATTGACTTAATCTTGGTCGCCCTAATTGAAAACACATATTAGCAATTACTAATTGTGCCTCAGAAGGTAAATCATCGAAGTCAGGAAATATATCTTCGCAATCTCTAATTGTTACGCTGATGTCTCTAGCAAACCAGTCGTTAACTTGCTCATGTGGGACTTTAGTTCCTATGGGTTTATCGTAGTACTCTTCATCCCATTCTGTGATAAGGTGTCCTATACCTCCCGTTAAATGCCCTAACGAGC